TAACGGGTGCAAGCAAAACATTCACGATTGCAGAGGATACCGACTTCGCTCCTGCAGTCGTAGTCAGTGGATCCTACACGATGGTCGGTGGGTATCGAGCAAGAATTGGCGGCACAAACAGTCCAGGCGATCTTACCGTCAGCGGTACGCTTGACATTGACGGAAGCCATGTTGTGGTGGAAAACGATCTGTCGGTAAGCGGCACGCTCTCCGACACTGCCGGAACAGGTAAGGTGACGGTGGATGGGGATGTCGCGAGCAACACCGGAACGATCAGCGCTGAGTTGTATTTCAACGTAGCCGACAACCACATTTTGGCAACTGGAACATATGGCGATATAACTGCTGTCAACACATCGGCAAGCAATCTGAACCTAAGAGTTTCCGGCGCTATCACTGCTAACAATCTAAGCCTGACCCAAAGCAATGCCAGCGCTACTTGCAACTGGAACAACAACTCACAGGATTACGACTTCGAGTTTGATGACGTGACGCTGACGAACACGACTGGATCGGGAGATGGTGCAAGATTTTATGTGGCAGATGGAACCACCACGGTAAACGGCGATTTTACTTGCGGCAGTAAAACAGAAATGGGCTGGGGTTCTCTGTCAAATGGAACGTATGTTTTAGCCGGTACGGGCAAGACGCTCACGCCGCCACCAAAATACGGCTTCACCAATCTTAGTGTGACAGGCAGCTACACGCTTCAAACTCGAACGCTCAACATCGGTGGGGCGGATAGCCCAGGTGGTTTGACTGTGAGCGGGACACTGGTCAACAGCAATCAGGATATTGCGGTTCAAGGCAACATCGATTTCAGCGGCGGCACCTACACCAAGGGCACTGGAACACTCACGCTTTCGGGTGCTGGTAGCGGCACCCAGACCATCGACACCGACGGGAACGCAATCGAAAACCTAGTTATCAACGACAGTGGAGCTACCAAGCAGTTATCTGCAGCGCTCACGTGCGACAGTCTTACGGTGACAGCCGGTGAGTTTGACGGATTGAATAGCCTGACAACCGTCGTCGGTGATCTTGCTGTCGCGAGCGGTGGCGTACTGGACGGCAACTCTACAGTCTACGTTGGTGGTTCGATCACAGACGCAGACGGTTCGCTGGAGGTGTCCGGTGAGATTCGCATGACTGGAAGCGGCGTGAAGACCATCGCCACTGGAACGTACAACTGCAACCTGCGACTGAAGCCGGGAACCGACAGCACCACGCTCACCGGCAGAGTAGAAGCTGGCGGCATAACCATAGCGTCGAGGGCGCTCAAGCTTGATCCCAAGGGTCTGGCGACGAACACCACAGCAATCCTCGACCTCGCGACCAACAGCGCGGACCTGACCATCGACAGCGGCGAGGTGCAGATGAACGGCATCGACGCCACCAACTACACCAAGATCGATCAAGGGAGCGCTACGGTTACCATCGACAACGGTCGGCTGGAGGCGACTGCAGCTGATGATTGGGATGGCGGCACCGGTCTGCTGTCCTTCACCGACGCAGCCTCAGAGTACGCGAAGTGGCCGGGGAGGACGGGTGCGAGCTTCCACGACGTGAGCATCGACGCAGGTGCAGGAACGTTCGACTTCAGCGCTGGCGCAGCGGCCGCACTGACGATCGCAAACGACTTCACCATTGCTGGCGGAACCGTAAACAACAGCGTGGCTGATCTGAACCTGACCGTCGGTGGCAGCATCGACTTCAGCGGTGGTGCGTACACGAAAGGCACCGGAACGTTCACGCTGGATGGCGCGGGGAGCGGCACCCAGACGATCGACCTCGGCGGCAGCGCCATCGAGGATCTGGTCGTCAACGATGCGGGAGCAACGAAGCAGCTGACCGCTGATCTGGTCACTGACAGTCTGACCGTATCAGCCGGGACTCTCGCCGCCAACAACCAGAGCATCACTACCCCTGGCAACATCGACTTCACCGGCGGCACTTACACGAAGGGCAGCGGCACGTTCACTTTGAGCGGATCCAGCGGCACCCAGACCATCGACTTCGATGGGAACGCGGTCGAGAATCTGGTGGTGAACGCGTCGGGAGCGACGAAAGACTTCTCTGACGACGTGTCTGCCGTCTCGATCGGCTTCACGGCCGGAAGGATCGACTGCAACGGGAACACCTTCACCACGACCGGCAACTTCAGCGTCGGGCAGAACGCGCTCGTCGACGCAACCGGGCTTGCGGGCGCGACGTGGACCGTGGGCGGCAACTGGTCTGCGGCGGGTGCGGCGGTCGGCAGCGAGCTTGATCTGAAGGCCGCGAGCGCGTGGTACCTGAACGTGACGGGCAGTCCGACTGCAGCATACGTTGACGCGCAGAACAGCGACGCCAGCGGCGGGACCAAGGTCGTCGCCACGGACAGCATCGACAGCGGCGGGAATTTGAACTGGAACTTCGGCGGCGGCACGTCGCCGATCGGCGAGGTGTGGACGCTGCTGCGCAGACCCATGAGCCAGCTGCGGCTCGTAGAGGATTGGTAGTGACGGAGACAGCGATCAAAGCACCTGCGGACCTCAGCGCACTGCGCAACACGCAGCTGCCGCTGATGAAGCATCGCGAGGCGATAGCGTGGGAACGCCGCATCGCCGCCTCGACCTATCGCACGCTCCGCTCCCAGAGCAACGAAGCCGCACGGCGCGCCGATCGCGGACTGGAAGCCCTCCCCCCAGACTGGCGCACCCGCTGGGAGGAGCAGTTCTACAACACGTACCGCTCATCGGTCTATCGCATGACCGGACGCGGCTGGCAGCTTGCGGGCGCAGAGCTGGACCCGGACAAGCGCACCGAGCGCAAGCGGGTGAGCGAGGTGATCGTGGGTGCAGAGGATCCGGCGGCAGACATGTCCTTCCTGTTGGACGGCGACCATCAAGCAGTCGAGGACTACCTTGAACGCACGGCTCGTGCCGGTGCGCAGAACCATGCAGCGGCGATCGACAGAGAATTTCAAAAGGCTTCCTCCTACTACGACCCGAAGCTGGGGCGCGGATACACGACCGCAGAGATCGCGAAAGCTATCCGCACCGGCACGACCGCCCACGATAAGTGGTACGCGAACCTGATCGCCCGCACCACCGCGACGTGGTCGTACAACGAGGGCGCGATGCAGCGCTACGCCGCGAGCGAGATCGAGAAGATCGAGTGGTTCACCACCCAGGACGACGCGACGTGCGAGTTCTGCGCGCAGATGGACCGCGAGATCGTCGAGATCCGCCAGCCCTTCCTCGCCACCGACACGACCTTCGAAGGCGTGGAGGGCGGGCAGATGATCGTGCCGACCCGCGTCGGCAACGTCGAGCACCCGCCGCTGCACCCTCACTGCCGCTGCACGTTGCTGCCCGTCGTGGAGTTCGTCGACCAGCCCGTTACCGCTGAGGAACCGATTGAGGAACCGATTGAGGAACCGCAGTTGAGTGAGGACGCAACAGCCGCCCTGAACCGATACGTCGTCGACTACGAGGACCTGAATCAGGGTTTGCGGGAGGGGAAGCTGACCCCGGAACTTAGAAAGTACCGGGACTCGCTGGATGAGGCGATTGAGCAAAGCCAGGCACTCACTGAGAAGAAAACCTTCTATCGCGGTATGGAGCTAGACGATGACCATCCGCTACTAGACAGCATGAAGAAGGGCATGACCTTTAGCGACGATGCCTTTGTTAGCGTCAGTGCGAAGAAGGAGGTGGCAGAGAACTTTGCTCTGGGTGGAGGCTTCGGAGACAAGCAAGTCCTCATGAAGATTGAGGTCCCCAAGGGCGCGAAGATGGCGCGGGTGCCGAGTGGCTTGGACGAGTTGCTGTTGCCGCGAAGCAAAGGGCCCCAATATTTCAAGGTTACCAATGTCACGAGGAGTGGGTCAAAGATCATGGTGGAGGCGAAATGGGTCAGTCTGTGAAAAAGCCAAGGCAGGTGGACGTGAAAGCCCGGCGTCGTTTCGTGTGGCGACCAGAGGACTTGAAGATCAGGAGAAAGAATGCCACTACCGGAGCCGAGCGCGGGTGAGAACAGGACCGACTTCGTCAGTCGTTGCATGGGCAGCGACGTGATGCTGGTAGATTTTCCGAACGAAGAACAGCGGCTGGCCGTGTGCTATGCCCAGTGGGACAGCGAAGAGAACAAGGAGAAGTTCATGGACATGCTTGCGGAGGACCGTCTGTCTGCCGTGCTGGAGAAGGGCGAGAGCGTCCAGATCGTCAAGGCGTTCGGCGTGCAGGTCAAAGCACTGAACGAGCAGGACCGAACGCTGGACATCACGATCAGCACGGTCACGAAGGACCGCGACGGCGACATGATCGAGCCGGGCGGGATCGACGTCACCCACTACATGAAGAACCCCGTCATGCTGTGGGCTCACGACTACAGCTTGATGCCGATCGGGAAGATGCTCAGCTATTCGGTGCAGTCGAAGTCCATTGACGGACGCTTCCAGTTCGCAAAGACGCCCCTCGCCGACCAAGCGTTCGAGTTGTACAAGGGCGGCTTCCTCAACGCGGTGAGCATCGGCTTCCTGGTGAAGAGGGGCGGCGTCGAGAAGATGGAGGACGACGACGGCAACTTCATCGGCTACCACATCATGGCACTCGACCTGCTGGAGGTGAGCGCGGTTCCCGTCCCGGCGAACCCCGAAGCGTTGCGCAAGAGCGTGGAGGAGGGCGGTCTGGTCCTGAAGGGACTGCGCGTGGAAGACAGCAAGCTGGAGATCGAGAGCAAGCAGAAGTACCTCTACACCCCAGGAGGCGACGTCTACGCGATCGACAACGTCGAGGGGCACGAGCACCACACGAAGACGGAACACCTCCGCGTGCGCGACGCAGCGTTCACCAAGTCGCTGATGGAGCGCGTCGCCATGGGCAAGGTCGCGACGAAGATCACGACCGACACGTCGCTGACCGGCGTTGTGTTCGAGATCATGCAGCAGAAGGACGGAGAGGTGATCGAGGGCAAGATCCTCGAAACCATAGTCGGCACCAAGGCAGAGGAGCCAGCACCGACCCCACCCCCAGAACCCAAGGCCGCCGAAGGCACCGAGGGCGAAGGCGAAGGGGAAGGCCGCGCGGAACCGAAGGCCAAGGCCGCTGGTACGTTGGACAGGGTGCGTGCACGTCAGGTGTTGCTGGCAGCACGCAGGAAGCGTTTGAACAGTCAACAGGAGAACTAAGAATGGACCCCGAACTCAAGAAGCTCGAAGCTGCCTTGGAGAAGACGCTGCAGGAGGCCGACGACCTGGAGAAGGCGCTCGGTATTGCCGAAAGCGACGAGGACAAGGCCGCAGTCCAGAAGGATCTGGACGCGAAGAACGCAGAGGCCGTAGCCATCCAGGGCGACCTGGAGAAGGCGCTGGCCGCTGCCGAGAAGCAGCAGACCGTGCGGACGCTGCTGGAGAAGAGCCGCAAGATGCGCCAGACCCAGGTGCCCGCAGGCGCGGACGCCCTCGGCGGCAACAAGGCCACCGTTCCGGCAGAGCCGGAGGACGTGGTGCAGAAGCAGCTCGACCACCAGAACATCGTCCACAAGTACCTTGCCGCGAGCAAGGACAGTCCCGTGTCTCTGAGCGGCAATGAGATGGAGCTGGTACGCCCGAGAAGCGAGAACTTCAAGAGCGGCGCTTCCGGTCTGCGGCTTCCGCTCATGACCGCCATCAAGATCATGGGCATCAAGTGGGCGATGGACGTCGGCTACACGCCCGCCGAGATCAGCGTCGCGATGAAGGCCAGCACGATGGTCAGCTCCAGCAACGCGCTGGGCGGCTTCACTGTGCCGCAGGACTTCCGCAACACGCTGCTCAACCTGCCCGTGGAAGAGAACCACATTCTTCCGCGCGCGACCGTGTTCCCCAGTCCCACCGGCACGGTCACGATTCCGAAGGCCAAGCAGACCGACTCCGACGAGTACGGTGGCATGGCTGGGCAGTGGATCAGCGAGGGTGGCCTCAAGACCAAGAGCGACACCCAGTTCGAGCAGGTCGAGATCAGCTCGCACGAGTACGCGATGTACACGCAGATCTCCATCCGGCTGCTGCAGCGCAGCGCCATCGCGATGGAGAACTGGATCGTCACGCGTGGTCGGCAGAAGATCATGGATGCGATGGACAATGCGTTCATCAACGGCACGGGCTCGGGACAGCCGACCGGCATCCTCCAGACTGCTGGCATCCGCACCGTGGCTCGTCAGGCTGCGAACGCAGTCGGCCACACAGACGCCGTTCGCCTGAAGCGCGCACTCAAGCCCTATCATCGGGCTGGCGGCGTGTTCGTGATGAACGACGATGTCGGGGGCTACCTCGAAGAGACCAAGGACAACGAAGGCCGTCCACTCTTCAGCGCCTCCACCGCCAACGGTCCCTACGACCGGCTCGTGGGCTTCCCCTTCCTGGAGAATACCCGCAACCCGAGTCTGGGCACCAGCGGCGACATCTTCTTCTGCGACCTGCGGGAGTACTACGTCCCGATGGAGCAGGAGATCGTTGCGAAGCGGTCGGACGATTACGACATCGTCCACAACCTCGCCACCATCGTGATCTTCGTGGTGGTCGGCGGCGAACTCGTCCAGCCCCGTGTGTGTGCAGAGCTGGGCGACATCCACGGCTCGTAAGCTAGAGCCAGACCGGGGAACCGACGAGGGGTGGGTCCGCACCACCCACCCCTCATTTTCACCAGGAGGGAACCATGGCGACATACTACACCCTGAAAACCATCGAGTACAAGAACCGCCAAGGGCGCGACAGTCGATGCGGTCCGCACAAGCTCGTGGACATCCGGCTGCGCGACGACGAGAGGCGGCTCAAGGCAGAGGACGCGATCGTAGACGTCGATGCGCAGTACAACCCGATCTTCAACGAGACCACACGCCCG